TCCCTTTGCCTTTTGGGTCCCTATGGGTCCCTTTGGGTCCCTAGACCGTTGCGGGTCCCTTGACCTCCCCCGCGAAGTATGCTCAACTCTCCATGCTTGTAGCATATGGAGGGCAAGTCTGATGGCGAAGTATGTGGTGAGGTATGGTCAATCGTTTGAGGTTGAGTTGGGGGAGCTTGGTGAGATTGTGGGTCATTTGCGTGCGCGTCATTTAGCTCCGGGGACGAGTGAGGATGTGTTTAGGCGTAGGGTAGCGATGGAGATGTGTGAGTGGAATGGTGGTGTTTATTATTTTGGGAGCAATGAGATGTTGGGTTTGAGCATGATTGAGTATGGGTTATTGGAGAAGTTGTCAGCGTGAGGTGTGTGTGGTAGGGTTTGCGGTGTGGTGTCTTGCTGTAGCGGGGTTTTGGTATGGCTGTGAGGACTGGACCGCAACCGATGCCGGGGATGTTTCCTCAGATGCCGGGGATTATGGGGGCTCCGATGGGTCCTCCTGCTGGGATGCCGGGGATGGGTGGTATGCCGGGTATGCCGCCTATGCAGCAGCCGATGCTGATGCCGATGTCGATGGGTGGGCCGCTGGGTGGACCTGCTCCGGGTTCTCAGGGTGGTCGTCCTGCGAGTTTAGGAACGTTGCCTGCTCCGAGCACGGCTGAGCAGCGTGCTGGTTTTGGCGCTGCGGTTGGCGCTGTTGTGGGTAGTCCTGTTATGGGGGCTTTGCCTTCGGATGTATTTGCGGGTGGTATTCCCGGTGGGATGATGGATGGTTCGATACCGCGTCCTGTAGCGCGGATGCGTGAGGGTGGTGTTGCGTACATGCAGGCTGGTGGTCTTGTAGTTCAGAAGAACGCTGATGGCACTGCGAGCATTTTGTTTCCGGGTGGTGGGATACACACGGTGAGGCCGACGCAGGGGGTTGATCCTGTTCAGGCGTTGCAGAGTGCGTATGGCAACCGGATTTCGAGTATAACGTCGAGTGGCAAGACTGCTGGTGAGCTTGCTGCGCAACAGCGGGAGGTTCGCGCTGCGGACGAGTTAGCGACTGTATCTGCGACTTTGGCTAATCAGCCGAAATATGCGGGTGGTGCTGCTACTGGTTATGATCCTTCGCAGGTAAGCCGTTATTTAGGCAGCATGGCGGGTCAGGCTGCTGTTCCTGATACGCCTGCTGATCGTTATGTTGCTGATGCTGCTGCTCAGGGTGCGAGTTATCTTTCGAGGTATTTAGCCCCGGATCAGATTGTTGGAATGAGCCAGCGTCAATTGCTCGCTGCCAATGAGTTGATGACGCAGGGCGGCGGCGTGAAGGAGAACAACTACCTTAGCAATGAGGACTTAGATTTTATTTTGAACAAGGCCAATGATTTTCAGGGTGCTGTTTGGAGCCCTGTTGGTCAGGCGATTAGTTTGGGTGCGGGAAGTGGCGAGGCGGCTAGGTATGTTGGCCCTCAAGTTTCTGGCTCTACGGTAGCTTCTGGTGTGTCTGCGTCTGGGGCGGGCGGTGGCGGAGGTGGTGGGATGAGCGGTGGTGGCGGTCAGCAGGGGTATGTTGCTGGTCCTGTTCCTGTGAGTCAGCCGGGTGGTGGGATTATGAATGCGTTGCCGGGGGAGGTTTTGCAGACTTCTGCTGGTCCTGTGATGGGCAGTGTGTATCAGCCGACTGTGAGCAGCATTCCGACGTTTGTTGGTGGTGTGAGTGATGTGTTTGGGACACGTCCTGTGACGTATGTTGGGAGTCCTCAGGCGACGATACGGAGTCGGATTGGTGAGATTGACTTGCCTGCTCGTCCGCAGAGTATCAACGTTTTTGACTTCTTGGCTTCGCCTGTAGCTGGATATGGGGGATTGCGGTGATGATGAACCGTGGCTTGGGTGAGATGTTTTACGGTCGTCGGCCTGTTCAGTATATGCGGAACGGTGGTATTAGCAGTGGTCGTGGGAGTTATGCTGGATATGACCCTGTAGCTGCTGCGACTGGGAGGGCGACGAGTTCGCAACCTGCTCAGGTGACTAGGGAGCCTGTGGCTTATACATCTACGCGGACTGCTGCTGTCACTCCTGCTCGTGAGGCTGCGCAGGTTACGCGGGAGCCTGTTGCGTTTGATTTTGGCAATGACGACGACACGCCCAATCTTGCTCGTGAGATAGAGCGTTCGCGTGCTGCTGAGGCGATGGCTAATGCGGCGTTGGGTCGTGTGACTCCGGGTGGTATTGTGCCGAATGAGGCTGCGATCAGGTCTGCGATTCAAGGTGCTACTGGATCTGCTGTGATGAGTCGTCCTGACGGTGGTTTTGTGGGTGGTAGTTTGCCTGCTGCGCCGTATGTGAGCCCTGTGATGAGTCGTCCTGACGGTGGCTTTGCGGGTGGTAGTTTGCCTGCTGCGCCTGTGCCTGCTCAGGTGTTTAGGGAGCCTGTGGCTTATACATCTACGCAGACTGCTGCTGCCACTCCTGCTCGTGAGGCTGCACAAGTAACGCGTGAGCCTGCGCCGTACACTCCTCCTCCTCCTCCGGCACAAGTAACGCGTGAGCCTGTGCCTTATACATCTACGCGGACTGCTGCCGCTCCTCCCGCTCCTGCGCCTGCTGCGCCTACTGAGACCGGTTTCTTTGGCGGTCTTGGCCGGTTTTTCAGTGGCATGTACAATGACTTGGAGATGGGTCTGTACTTGATGACGCAGGGTGAGGAGGCGTTTATTGAGAAGTACGGCGCTGATGCGTTGGCTGATTACCGTCGTCGCACTGCGGAGACGGCTGCTCGGACTGCGGCTGAGGATGCGGCTCGTGGTGATGACAGTGATGTTTTCGAGGCGTGCCCTGAGGGTTATGAGCGCGATCCTGTGACGCAGATGTGTGTTCCTGTTCCTGTGAAGTTGGAGGAGGAAGAGGAGGAAGAGGAGACGACGACGACTGGTCCGACGCCGGGTTCTGGCGAGACGATACAGGAGGTGATTGACCGGATTACTGTGACGCCGAGTGGCAGTTCGTTGCCGAACGTTGACTTCTTTGGTTTGCAGCGTGGTCCGCGTCGGATGGCTGATGGTGGTGCGGTTGACTATCGTGCTGCGGCTCGTGCTGAGGCGGCGAAGTTTGGTTTGCGGCCTGAGATGTTTGAGCGGATGATTTTGCGTGAGAGCAACTTTAATCCGGCTGCGCGGAGTCCGAAGGGTGCGTTAGGTTTGTCTCAGGTGATGCCTGCGACGGCTCGTAATCCGGGTTTTGGTGTTGCGCCGTTGGCGAATCCGATGGATCCGAATGAGAGTTTGCGGTTTGGCGCTGAGTATCTGAGTGCGTTGATCCGTGAGTTTGGCGGCGACGAGGAGCGGGCTTTGGCTGCGTACAACGCTGGTGTTGGGCGTGTGAGGGCTGCGGGTAGTGTTCCTGACATAGCGGAGACGCGGGACTATGTGGACTTCATTCTTAGGGGCCGTGGGCCTGTTGAGGCACCACCTTCGCGTCCTGCGGATCTTGGCAAGAAAGCGGGGCCTAGCAAAGCTGCTGTATCGCGTGCTGTAGCTGCATTGACGCCTGAGCGTCGTGCTTCTGTTCCTGTTCCTCCGATGCCGTCTCGTCCGTCGATGAGCCGTGAGGAGAGGATGGCTCAGTTGCAGGGTGGCATGGGTGGTGGTGACAGTTTGAGCCGTGCTGTTGACAATGTGTTGTTCAGCTTGATGCGATGAATGAGCTTAGTGATTTAGGGAAACTTTTGAGTGCGGAGGAGCTACAGTCTGTAGCTCCTATGTTGGAGCGTTTGCAGGCTCTTGAGAGTCAGGAGGTCAAGCAGAAGGACTTCATGACTTTTGTGAAGCATGTTTGGCCGGGTTTTATTGGGGGCGAGCATCACCGGATTTACGCGAAGAAGTTGCAGGAGGTTGCTGATGGAAAGCTGAAGCGACTGATTGTGTGTATGCCGCCGAGACACACGAAGTCTGAGTTTGCGAGTTTCTTGTTTCCTGCGTGGTTGATGGGTCGTGATCCGACGAAGAAGATCATTCAGGCGACGCACACTGCGGAGTTGGCTGTTGGCTTTGGTCGCAAGGTCAAGGGTTTGATTGAGAGCGAAGAGTTTAGGGAGGTATTTCCGGGTGTCAAGTTGGCGTCGGATGCTAAGGCGAGTGGGCGTTGGAGCACTAATAAGAGAGGCGAGTATTATGCGGTCGGTGTTGGGGGCGCGTTGGCTGGTCGCGGTGCTGACTTGGCGATTATCGATGATCCGATTTCTGAACAGATGGCGTTGAGCCCGAGTGAGTTAGACCGGGTTTACGAGTGGTACACTTCTGGTCCGAGGCAGCGTTTGCAGCCGGGCGGGTCGATTATCATTGTGATGACGCGCTGGTCGATCAAGGACTTGGTGTCGCGTGTGTTGCAGAAGCAGGCGGAGCGTGGGGCTGACAAGTGGGAGGTTGTTGAGTTTCCTGCGATTTTGCCGAGTGGCAGGCCTTTGTGGCCTGAGTATTGGAAGTTGGAGGAGTTGGAGGCGGTCAAGGCCACGATTCCTTTGGCGAAGTGGAATGCTCAGTACATGCAGAATCCGACCTCGGAAGAGGGCGCGATTATCAAGCGTGAGTGGTGGCGCAAGTGGGAGGGTGATGAGCCTCCTGTGTGTCAGTATGTGATCCAGAGTTATGACACGGCGTTCAGTGTGAGCGAGCGTTCGGACATGAGCGCGATATCGACGTGGGGTGTGTTTCAGCCTGCGGACGATGAGATTGGGGTAATTTTGTTGGATGCTGTGAACGGGCGCTGGGAGTTTCCGGAGTTGAAGTCTGTTGCTCGTGAGCTTTACGACACTTACCGGCCTGACATGGTTTTGATTGAGCAGAAGGCGAGTGGTGCGCCATTGACGCAGGAGTTGCGTCGTATGGGGATACCTGTGACGCCGTTCACGCCGAGCCGTGGGGCTGACAAGATGACGCGGATGAATGCGTGTGCTCCGATGTTTGAGGGTGGCTTGGTTTGGGCACCTGATGCGAACTTTGCGGAGGAGATGATTGAGGAGTGTGCTGCGTTTCCGAATGGGGACCATGATGACTTGGCTGACACGATGACACAGGCTATACTGAGGTTTCGGCAGGGTGGCTTTGTCATTGCGCCGAACGACTATCGTGACGACGAGGAAGAAATGATGTATCGTCGTCGCAAGCGTGTCTACTACTGAAGGAGTAGTGGGATGAAGCCTCCAAAGAAGTTATCGAAGCCGAAGGCTGCGATTGCGCGATATAATGCGCGCAAGGAGGAGATGGCTGCTACTGCTGAGAAGCGGGGCGAGATCAACATGCACAAGGTTCTGGCCATGAAAGGGATCAGGAAATGATGAAGAGCTCTGGAAAGACCATCTCTGACGCCGACAAGACTAAGATGAAGAACATGCTGGGCGAGTCTGGCAGGACCATCTCTGACGCCGACAAGGCTAAGATGAAGAACAAGATGGGCTACGAGAAGGGCGGCAAGGTTATGGCTAAGAAGATGGCTATCAAGAAGGGAATGAAGAAATGAAGGACAAGAAGAAGACGCCATCTTCTGCGAGCCGTCGTGGCCATGGCGCTTACGGTCGTGAGTTGAGTAGGCAGCGTCAGCTTGACGATGCTGTAATGCGGATGCAGGGCAGCGACCTTGAGGCTGGCCGCTACGCTGAGGAAATGATGGGCGGCGGCATGGTGAAGGGCTACGAGATGGGCGGCAAGGTCGGCGCGTGCCGTGGCGGTGGCGCTGCTCTTCGCGGGACCAAGTTCCGTGGTGTGAAATAACCATGAAGATTGTCGTTGAGATAGACACCTCTGAGCTTTCGACTGGCATCAATCAGGTCTCCTTTGGCGAGGGGGCCTTGATTGACGTGCCTGACGAAGATGAGATTGAGGATCTTCTTGAGGGCGAGGATGAGGAAGAAGAGGAGGACGAGGAATCTTGTCCTCCTGCCACTCAGGATCCTGCTCTGAACGCCGACAATCGCCAGTATGCGATTGACGAGTACAGCTACGGCCCTGTGGTAAAGGGCTGGGAGCAGAAGAACGCGAAGTGCGGCATTTGCGAGTACTTCAACGTCAAGGCTTCGATGATGTCGTGCATTTCTGAGGGTCTTGGCCTTCAGGGTGATGTTGGCTACTGCGAGCGTCTTGCGTTTGTGTGCTCTGCGAAGAACATTTGCACCGCCTACGAGCCCGGCGGGCCCATTACGGACTATGACGACATGGACGATAATGAGCCTATTGAGGGTGGTATGAAGGATGTTTTCTGACGTGTTCAGAAAAAACGAGGTTGGGGCAGGGATGTTTGACTGCTGTCAGGCTCCCCCTCCCAGAACTGGCGGTGGTCGTGTTCCTCTATGCCTCCCCGAGTTGAACACCCCCTGCCCCAACACCCTTTGGGAGATGATCTATGGCGATTGAACCTGATGTTGGCCCCGGTGGCCTGCCTATAGAAGTGGTGCAGCGCCTTGTAGCTGAGGCGCAAAACACGCCTGTGGATCTCATTGATCTGCCTGACAACCCTAACGTGCTCCAGATGGAAGACGGGAGTGCGATTGTGGGTGATATCATGGACGAAGGTCCCATGATTGACGTGCCGTTTGACGGCAACTTGGCTGATGTGATCGACGATGGCGACCTTGGGCGCATTGCGTCTGAGTTGGTTGGCCGGATTGAGGACGATTTGGCGTCTCGTGAGGAGTGGGAAGAGACGTATCGCGAAGGTCTGAACTATTTGGGCATGAAGTATGAAGAGCGCACGGAGCCTTTTGAGGGGTCGAGTGGCGTTGTTCACCCTGTTCTGGCCGAGTCTGTGACGCAGTTTCAGGCTCAGGCATACAGGGAGTTGCTTCCTGCTGGCGGTCCCGTGCGTGTGGACGTGGTAGGGGCTCAAAACGAGCAGCTTATGAAGCAGGCTGAGCGCGTCAAGGAGTACATGAACTACCAGATCACCTACGAGATGGAGGAGTATGATCCTGAGATGGATCAGATGCTCTTTTATCTGCCGATTGTGGGATCGACGTTCAAAAAAGTATACTTCGACCCGCTCAAGAACCGCGCGATGAGCAAGTTTGTCCACGCGGAAGACCTGATCGTGCCCTATGGCGCGACGGATTTGGTCACTGCGTCGCGGATTACGCACCGTATCGTGATGGATGCGAACGAAATCCGCAAACTTCAGCTTGCCGGGTTCTATAAGGACGTGGATCTGCCGACTTCGACCTATCCTGATGTGGATATGACGGGGGTAAAGGAGGCTGTGGACGACATTCAGGGCGTTTTGCCGGGTAATGCGTCCACTGACCTTACTATTTACGAGGTTCACACCGATCTAGATCTCCCCGGCTTCGAAGATATTGACGAAAATGGTGAAGAAACAGGCCTGAAGCTACCTTACATCATCACGATCCTGAAGGAGACCAACAAGGTCCTCGCGGTGAGGCGGAATTACGAGGAAACTGACCCTCTGCGGCGTCAGAACCAGTATTTCGTCCACTACAAGTTCCTTCCCGGCCTTGGTTTCTACGGCTTGGGCCTGACGCACATGATTGGTGGCCTTGCAAAGGCCTCCACGTCGCTTCTGAGGCAGCTTATCGACGCTGGAACGCTGTCTAACCTTCCCGGCGGCTTCAAGGCGAAGGGTGCTCGCATTGCGCAGGACGACTCGCCGATCCAACCCGGTGAGTTCAGGGATATCGACATCCCGAGCGGCGATCTGCGTGGCGCTCTGATGCCTCTGCCGTTCAAGGAGCCCTCTGCGACGCTCTATAATCTGCTTGGCACGCTTGTAGATGCTGGGCGGCGCTTTGCGGCCATGGCTGACATGAAGATCGGCGAAATGGGCGGCGAGACGCCTGTCGGCACGACCATGGCGATCATGGAGCGTGGCACGAAGGTGATGTCGGCCATCCACAAGCGCCTGCATTACTCGCAGAAGATCGAGTTCAAGCTGCTTGCCCGAATCTTCTCGAAGACGCTTGAGCCCTATCCCTACATACCTTCGACGGAAGTGGGACCGGAGATCAAGGCGTCCGACTTTGACGGCAGGGTTGATGTTCTGCCGGTCAGCGACCCGAACATCTTTTCGATGGCGCAACGGATCGCTCTGGCGCAAACGCAGTTGCAGCTTGTGCAGTCCAATCCGCAGATTCATGGGGGTCCGCAGGGCCTCTACATGGCCTACAGGAAGATGTACGAGGCGCTTGGCGTCAGCAACATCGACTCGATCCTTCCGCCTCCTCCGAGGCCGCAGCCGATGAACCCGGCGAAGGAGAATCAGATGGCGCTTCAGGGTGGGATGCTTCAAGCGTTCCCGCAACAGGACCATCAGGCCCACATGGCGGCGCATTTGGCGATGATGTCCACGCCTGCCGCTCAGATTAACCCGGCTGTGGTCGCGTCTTTGCAGGGGCACATTCAGGAGCACATTGGGATGCTTGCCGAGGGCATCGCGCAACAGCAGGTTCTGTCGAAGTTGCCGCCTGAGATGGCTCAGAACCAGCAGGCTATGCCTATAATCCAAGCCGAGATTGAGCGCGCTGCGGCAAAGATCATTGCGCAGCTTACGGAGCAGTTCACGCAGTCTGTGACGCCTGCCCAGCAGCAGGATCCGCTTGTGATGATCCGCCAGCAGGAACTGGCGATCAAGGAACAGCAGATCCAGCAGAATGCGCAGACAGAAGCGATGAAGATGGCCGCGAACGCGGACAAGGAGCGCAACAAGGTGCTCATTGCTCAGCAGCGCATTGACCAGCAAGATGAGGCGACGCAGGAAAGAGCTAGTGTCGCCCGTGAGCGCATTGACGCGCAGAGGGACATTGCGATGATGAACGCAAGGATGAGGGGGACACGCTGATGGTTTCATCTGTACGGGCGCAAATGATTTCCGCCATTCAACAGGAGAAAATGGAAAGAAATGCCACTGAAGAAGGGATCAAGTCAGAAGACGATCAGCAGCAACATCAGCAAGCTGAAGTCGGAGGGGTATCCGCAGGAGCAGTCAGTAGCGATAGCTCTGTCGAAGGCGGGGAAGTCAAAGTCAGATCGCGCGGGCTCAAAGGCGAGTTCATCAGAGACGACCCGGCAACCCCCGAAAATGAAGCGTGGACGACCAAACCCGCAAAAGATAATGGGCGGCGGGATCGTAAAAAGGTTTAGTAAAATCGCCAAACCGCAAAGGTTTGAGGGCGTATTGTAAAACGCTCCATACCTTCTTGCATTCTCCGCAAGTTTGTATAGTTTGCTTGCGGGGGATGTATCATGGATGCCGTAAATCTTGCTCAACACTTGCTCAAGTCCTTGCGTGAGCGCAAGGAGCGCATGGGCGAAGCTCTTCTGAACGGGAGCATCGCGACCATGGATGAATATCGTTTCGTAGTGGGTCAAATACGCGGCATGACCTACGCGGAGGATGAAATACGGGCCGCGATGAAAGGCATGGAAGAGAACGATGACTAAGAAGCTCTTCGTTCCGGATCACGTTGCGCGGGAGATGGCAAAGCGTGAAGCAGGGGTAAGCAGACCGTTAAATCTTGCCCTTGGCATTGAAGAAGAAGAAGAAAACAAGAATGAAAGCGACCCGTCCAAGTTTGATGGGTCGGTGATCGACCGCCTTCCGCAGCCTACGGGATACCGGCTGCTCATCATTCCGTACTATCCGCCAGAGAAGACCAAGGGGGGTGTTTATCTTCCTGACGCTACGCGCGAGCGAGAAGCCTTTGCGACTGTAGCAGCCTATGTCATCCGCCTTGGCCCTGATGCGTACACTGATCAGAAGAAGTTTCCATCTGGCCCATGGTGTAGGGAGAAATCGTGGATACTTATAGGAAGATATGCCGGAAATCGGTTCAAAGTTGATGGATTAGAGGTTAGAATCATAAATGATGATAACGTCATCGCAACAATCCTTGACCCGACCGACATTTCTTATGTATAACGTCAACCATGGAGATGAGCATGGCTACTGAAGCTCAAAAATACGAAGAAGAAGAAGACGACGATACCATCGTCGAGATTGAGGATGGCGATGAAATCGCTGGTCCCAAATCTGTTCTTGATGATGACGACAGCGAAAACGAGGTTGAACGCTATAGCCGCAAGGTTCAGAAGCGCATCAAAAACCTGACGCAGAAGCGTCGTCAGGCGATTGATGAAGCGCAAGCTGCTTACCAGTATGCCCAGCAAGTCGCCGCTGAGAACGAGGCAATCAAACGCAAGCTGGCGCAACTCGATCAAGGCTATGTGACTGAGTATGAGACGCGCGTGACATCGCAGGAGGCTCAAGCCAAGCGCGCGCTTCAGGAGGCCCACGAGGCTAGTGACTATCAGAAGGTAGCTGATGCTCAATCTGCGCTTGCGCAGATTGCCATCGAGAAAGAGCGCGTGCGGCTTCAGAAAGCTCGCTCAGAGCAGGAGCGTTCGCAGGCCGAGGCTTATGCTCAACAACAGGTTCAGCGCCAACAGCAGCCGCAGCAACAACAGCCCGCTGCTGACCCGCGCCTTCAGAAATGGCTGGCCAAGAATACTTGGTTCAATCAGGATCGTGTGATGACTTCGGCAGCGAAGACCATCCATGAGGACGTTGTGATGGAGGGGTTCGACCCCAACAGCGACGAGTATTATTCGGAAATCGACCGGAGACTGCGGAAAGAGATGCCGAATAAGTTTCAGGATCAGCGTAAGCCTGTTTCTTACGTTGCGCCTGCCATCAATGGGCGAACAAATGTTCGCTCCAAGAATCAACAGATCGAGCTTACGCCGGGGCAAGTTGCGTTTGCCAACAAGATGAGAATACCTCTTGAAAAGTACGCTCAGGAAGTTGCCAAAATCCAGAATAGGAAGGACTGAGATGGACCGGACACCACGCGACTCAACTACGCGAGAGCGCCAAGAGCGCAAGATGGAATGGCGTCCCGGCTCTGCTCTGGAAGCACCTCCTGCTCCCGTCGGTTTCAAACATCGTTGGATTCGCGAATCGACGATGCAGTTCGACGACAGGACAAACGTTCACAAGAAGCGGCAAGAAGGTTGGGAACTGGTGCGCGCAGAAGAATATCCCGACTATATCGGCCCTGTTGTGGATGAAGGACGCAACGCTGGTATCATCGGCGTCGGCGGTTTGGTTCTTGCACGGATGCCCGTGGAAATGATCGAACAGCGCAAGCGGCATTATGCCCGTGTCACTCAAAACCAGATGGACGCGGTCGATAATGACTGGATGCGGGACAACAACCCTCTCATGAAAAAGACAACCCAGCGCAAGTCGAGCGTCTCGTTTGGCTCGCGCCGACCTTCTGATGGAGAAACCTAATGGCTAACCAAGATGCTGCCTTTGGTCTTCGTCCTGTCCGTATGCTGAACGGCTCGCCGTTCTCGAATGCTCAGAACCGCTATCGGATCGCTGCCAACTACAGCACTGCTATTTTTCAGGGTGATCTTGTTCGCCTTGTGACTGGCGGTACTGTGGAGCGTTTCACTGCAACCAGCACCGCTGGTTTCATTGCTGGCGTGTTCAACGGGTGCTTCTACACGGACCCGACGACCCAAAAACCGACTTTCAGGAACTCGTATCCGGGCACTATCAACGCGAGCGATATCATTGCTTACGTTATTGATGCTCCGGAAACTGTTTTTGAGATTCAAGCGGATGAAGCCTTCCCGGTCGCTGACCTGTTTGGCAACTTCCAAATCATCGATCAGAACCCTGTTGGCGACACCAACAGCGGCATTTCGCGTGTTGAACTCGATGTCTCGACTGGCGCATCGACCATCACGCTGCCGATCAAGGCTATCGACATCTCGCAAGATCCTGAAAACAACGATGTTGCGTCGTCGAATACCAATGTTCTGGTCATCATCAACAACCATGCGTACCGCGCCGGTACGAATGGCTTCGTTTAAGGAGGGCTGAACTATGGCGATTTCTCGCTCTCAACTCCAAAAAGAGCTTGAGCCCGGCCTAAACGCCCTCTTTGGGATGGAGTATGCCCGTTACGAGAACGAGCATGCCGAAATCTTCGAAACCGAGTCGTCAGACCGTGCATTCGAAGAAGAGGTTATGCTCGTCGGTTTCGGCAATGCTTCGACCAAGCAGGAAGGCGCTGGCGTCCAGTTTGATACGGCTAACGAAGCCTACACGGCTCGTTATACGCATGAGACTATCGCTCTCGCCTTCGCGCTTACCGAAGAGGCCGTTGAGGATAACCTCTATGATCGCCTTGGCGCTCGCTATACCCGTGCTCTCGCGCGGTCCATGGCGCACACCAAGCAGATCAAGGCGGCTGCTGTTCTCAACAATGGCTTCTCGTCCAGCTTCCCGGGCGGTGACGGCAAAGCTCTGCTGACCACCGATCACCCGCTTGCTGGCGGAGGCACATTCGCGAACGAGCCCACCACTGCTGCTGACCTCAACGAAACGTCGCTTGAGAATGCTCTCATCGACATCTCGACCTTCGTTGACGAGCGTAACATGATCCTTGCCCTCCGTGGCATGAAGCTCATTGTTCCGCCGCAGCTTCAGTTTGTGGCTGATCGCCTTCTGGAATCGACCCTGCGTGTGGGTACCGCTGACAATGATGTCAACGCAATCCGCAACATGGGGATGCTTCCGCAGGGCTATACGGTCAACCACTTCCTGACCGATCCGGACGCGTTCTTCATCAAGACCGACGCGCCGAACGGCTTCAAGCACTTCGAGCGCGCTCCGCTCCGAACTGCAATGGAAGCGGATTTTGACACGGGGAACATGCGCTACAAGGCGCGTGAACGTTACAGCTTCGGGTTTTCAGATCCCCGTTGCGTCTACGGCTCCGAAGGCGCTGCGTAAGCGTTGTCAAATTAAGGGAAGGGGCCGCTCTGCGGCCCTTTCTTTTTTGCCATTTGTTCTGTATGCTTCCAGCATCCTGACAGACCGCATGGTGCGGCTGACATTGGCCACGACAGGAGACACACATGGCTACTACAACCTTTCAGGGTGTTGTCCGCTCGTATAGCGGCAAGCCCAAGGGGACCGTTGTCCCCGGCGTGATGATCCAATCCGTTCGTTTCTCATGCAGCCCGACCGCGACTGCTGCTACAAATGTTCGCATTGGCGCTTCCGCCACGAGCGGCAAGACACTTGTTCTGCCTGCCGGATGCGTTCCCATTGAAATTATCAGCATCGGCACGACTTCGACCACGAGCGGTACGGTTGACATCGGCGGCACCCCTGTTGGAACGTCGAACGACGCTGACGGCCTCTTCAATGAGGTTTCCGCTGGCACCAAAGGTTCGATCAAGGGCGCGAACGGCGCTCTCGTACTTGCTGCTGGTCTTGCGGCTGACACTACTGTCACCGCAAGCCGTGGTGCAGTGACGCCTGCCGCTGGTACGTTCACAGGCATCCTCGTCTATGCAATGCCGGATAATGGTGAAGAATAATGTCAACGCCCGTCTTTACTAAGACGGCCACAGGTGACGGGACTGTCTATGATAGCCCCGTCCGTGTGCGGCAGATCTACGTCCACACGGCAACGAGTGGCAGTCCTGCGCTGACGTTGCACGATAGTTCATCTGCAACCACGGTGTCGCTGCTGACGCTTTCGTTCACTGCGAATGAAACGTCGAACATCAACATCCCTGACAACGGGATTCGCTTTACGCAGAAGCTCTATGCCGATCTTACGAGCATGAAGCGCGTAACGTTTTTCCTGTCATAGGTGTTGCATGTCGTCAGGCTCTGTCATCCGTTCCATCACGCAAGTAGGAACGTCGGAGCCTTGCCCGTCTTTACCAAGACGGCCACAGGTGACGGGACTATCTATGATAGCCCCGTCCGTATGCGGCAGATCTACGTCCACACGGCAACGAGTGGCAGTTGCCGCTACCTTTGAAGGTGTGTTGGTGCAAAACCAAGGGAGCCTGTGATGTCTAAAGGTGAGATGCCGCCGCGCAACAAGAGGAACTTCCGCTCTACCAAGGCTGGAGCGGGGATGACTGAAGCTGGCGTCAAGGCTTACCGGCGCAAGAACCCCGGTAGCAAATTGCAGACTGCGGTGACTGAGGATAACCCGACTGGCAAGCGCGCAGCGCGCCGAAAGAGCTACTGCGCCCGCTCTGCCGGTCAGATGAAAGATTTCCCTGAAGCAGCGAAAGACCCCAATAGTCGCTTGCGTCAGGCCCGTCGCAGATGGAAGTGCTAGGATGCCAGTCGGACGCTCGCAGATGGAGTTTCAGATCTCCAAACCTCCTATGAAAAAAGGAACTGGAAAAAATGCCAAAGGACGCATGTTACCAAAAGGTAAAGGCTCGCTACAAAGTCTTCCCAAGCGCCTACGCAAGCGGAGCAATCGCGAAATGTCGTAAGGTCGGCGCAAAAAGCTGGGGCACCAAGTCTTCTGCAAAGAAGAAGGGGTCAAAGTGATGGTCCGAAAGACCAAGGAAGGCGCGGCGCTCAAGCGTTGGTTCCAAGAGGATTGGAAAGACGTTCGCACTGGCAAAGCGTGCGGTCGTCAAGAAGGCGAAAAGCGCGGTACGCCCTATTGCCGTCCGACCAAGCGTGTGAGCAGTCAAACACCGAAAACCGCTTCCGAGATGACAACTGCCGAAAAGCGCAGTAGGGTGGCTCAGAAGAAGAGCCTTGGCCAACCTGCTGGCAAGCCTCGCAGTGTTCAGCCGCTAAAAAGGAAAAAGTGATGGCTGTATCCGGTTCGACCGACTTTGAACTCGATGTCGCAGATTACATCGAAGAAGCCTACGAGCGTTGCGGCTTGGAGGTCAGGACCGGATACGACCTGAAGAGCGCCAAGCGTTCACTCAACCTCATGCTTGCCGACTGGGCCAACCGTGGCATCAACCAGTGGACGATCAAGCAGCGCAGCTTCACGGTAACGTATAACGATGGCGAGTATAACCTCGGCACGGATGTCATCGACATTTTGTCGCTGGTGATCCGTCGCAGCGGAACTGATTACTCACTCGACCGCATCAGCCGCGACAGCTATCTGACCATCCCGACGAAATCGACGATTGGTCGCCCGTCGCAATACTTCCTCGACCGCCAGATCACGCCGAACCTAAAGCTGTGGCCTGTGCCGGAAAACAGCACTGACACGATTATCTATGACTGCCTGACGCGGATGGATGACGCGGACAACTACGTCAACACGATGGCTATGCCGTTCCGCTTCTATCCCGCGCTTGCCGCTGGCCTTGCCTACCACATCGCGATGAAGCGCGCGCCGGATCGCATTGCGCTACTCAAGCAGATCTACGATGATGAGATGAACCGCGCGATGACGGAAGATCGTGAGCGCGCATCATTCTCTGTTGCCCCCGACCTGCGGAGTTACAGGTATGCCTAAGTTCGCCTCTGGCAGATGGGCCTATGGTATCTCTGACCGCTCTGGTCAGCGTTATCGCCTGCGCGACATGCGCAAGGAATGGAATGGCCTGCTTGTTGGTAAGGATGAATGGGAAGAAAAGCACCCTCAACTTGAGCCTCTGCGCGTTCCTCCAGACCCGCAAGCTCTGCGTAATCCGCGCCCTGAACAGGATCTTGCTGAGCAGCGTGATATCCAGTGGAGTTGGAATCCTGTTGGCGGGCCTCCGACTACATCTTATAATCCCCCCAACAACCTTGAGGCCAAAGGGTTTGTTGGCACAGTAACGGTGGTAACGTCATGAGCTTTACCTACAACCAGTTGAAGCAGGCGTTGCAAGACTACACTGAAAACACCGAAACGACCTTCGTCAACAACCTCAACATCTTCATTCAGAACGCCGAAGAGCGCATTCTGAAGACTGCTCAGCTTGAGGTGTTTCGCAAAAACCAGACCGCTGCGGCGACCTCTGGGAACAAGTATCTTGCCGTTCCGAGTGACTATCTTGCGACGTTTAGCCTCTCCTATGAGGCGAACAACGCCAAGGAGTTCCTACTCTACAAAGATGTGAACTTTGTGCAGTCGTTCAACCCCAACGAGACAACTACTGGAACACCGCGTTACTATGCGCAGTTCGACATCGACAACTTCATCTTGGGGCCGACCCCGGCATCAAACTACACAATGGAATTGCATTACTTCTATCGGCCAAGCAGTCTCGTGAACGCAGGCGGTTCTGGAACAACTTGGCTGAGTGAGAATGCAAGCGTGGCTCTCCTTTATGGGTCGTTGATCGAGGCATATACGTTCATGAAGGGGGAAGTGGACCTCATCCAAAACTACACTGCGCGGTTTACGGAGGCGTTGGCGCGCGTGAAGAACTTTGGTGAGGCCCAAGAGGTGACCGACGCATATCGCACAGGTCTAATTCTACGGGAGAAAACATGAAGCACGAACATCTGAAGGGTGCGAAAGTAGCCCTTGTCGCCATGGGGCGTTCGCACCTGAACTATTCCATGTCGCTCTGCAATTCGTTCGAATACGATGAAGTCTGGGGCATCAATGCCATGGCGATTCCGTTCAAGGTGGATCGTCTGTTCATGATGGATCCCGTGACGCGCTTTCTCGACACGGATGTGACGGGCAAGATGACTGGCGCGATGCGCAAGATTCTGACCCAAAAGCAAGACTATCCGATCTACAGTTCAACCACTGACGAACGATGTCCTTCTGTCGTTGAATACCCTCTTGAAGAAGTCATCAGTTCAACCGGGCTGTGTTACTTCAACAACACGGTTCCTTACGCCTTGGGTTACGCGCTCTATCAGGAGGTTGGCGAACTCTTCATCTATGGCGCTGACTATTCTTACAGCGATGTCCGCGTGGCTGAACCCGGACGTGCTTGTACTGAGTTCTGGTGCGCGATCTTGGCGAAGTCAGGTGTAAAGCTGCAAATCGCTCCTGAGTCGTCGCTGCTCGACACCAATGTTGCGCCCACCAAGAAGATGTACGGATACCATCTTCTGCCTGATCCCATTCATGTGGATTTCTCCAAGAACGATGAAGTGGTCATCGGTCGCCTGTCGAACATCATGCGACCGCCTACGCCCGACGACAACGAAGATCTCCCTGAGATAGGAAAGGCTTGAGATGTTTACTGCTCAAGGCCTCATAGGTTCGCCCTTCGTCGTCACTTCGAACAACGGTGGCCACTCGCCTGAGACCATTGCTGAATTGTGCGTCAACCGACTCATTGAGATCTCTGACAAGGCTCATCCTGCTCTTCGCGATCAGGCTCATGCGTTCAGGGACCAAATGTTGAAAGTCGTCGTGCATTACGTTAAGATGGCGATGGAAGAAGACCGCGCGACGATGTGCGTTAAGATCCGCGAGGCCGGATTCGCGGATTTGGCCTCTAACCTAAGGAGACTGTAAAGTGGCGTTCACGGGCAACTACATGCCGACATCGTTCAAGAGTCAAATCCTGCGCGGTGTCCACAACTTCGCAACTGGTGGCAACACCTTCAAGCTGGCGCTTTACACCAATAGCGCCAGTTTCACGGCTGCGACGACTGCCTACACGGCGTCGAACGAAGTCGGCAACTCTGGAGCATATTCCGCTGGTGGCGGCACACTGACGAAAGCTGGTGTTTCTACCTCTGGCACGACGGCCTTTACGGACTTTTCGGATATCTCGTTCGCGAGCGCGACAATCACCGCTCGTGGCGCGCTGATCTACAATGACACTGCGACCGGAGATCCGGCTTGTGCTGTCCTTGATTTCGGATCCGACAAGACCTCTACGGCTGGCACTTTTACTGTCCAGTTCCCGACGCCCGGCGCTACGACCGCTATTCTTCGCATCGCCTGAATAGGGGTCTACAGCGGTGGGCCTCATATCAGGATGGGGCCGAGGCACTTGGTCCGAAGGCGCGTGGGGGAGCCCGATACCTGTTGAGGTAACGGGCGTCTCTGCGTCTGGGCAAATTGGAGATGTAATTGTTGTTGGAACTGCAAACGTCTTTCCTGATGGCGTTGCTGGAACGGGTTTCATCAACGATGCAGTTGTCAGCACATCTGTAATATCTGTCGTCTCAGGTGTAACTGCATCTGGACAAATTGGTCAGGTTCTAGCGTTTCCAGAAGAAAGAGTTTTCGTTACAGGCGTTTCTGCTGTTGGTGCTGTTGGCGATGTTACTGTCATTGCATCTGCCGTTCTTAATGTCACTGGCTTGTCTGCTTCTGGAAGCATTGGCGATGTTATCGTTACAGGAACATCAGTGGCGCAACCCACTGGTGTATCTGCGACAGGTCAAATTGGCGATGTCGTTGTCATTCAAAACATCAGCGTTTCTGTCACAGGCATAGACGCTATCGGCGCTGTAGGGACTGCTGTTGCTTCAATAAGCATAGTGGCAACAACAACTGGCGTCAGTGCAGCCGCCTCTGTCGGCTCCGTTGTTGCTACTGGCGGGGCAAATGTTGTCGTCAACGGAGTTAGTGCCACTGGCGCTATCAGCAACGTCACAGTGTGGGGAAGGATTGTTCCAGCGCCCGGAACAAGTTATACTCCCATCACGCCGAGTGCCGGAACCATCTGGACTGAGATCGCAGCGTAGGGTCACGACATGCCGAGTACTTACACGACGAATGGTGGTATCGAGCTTATCGCGACAGGCGAACAGTCTGGAACGTGGGGCGATACGACCAACGACAACCTGAACATTATCGACCGCCTTACGAACGGCGTTGGTGCCATCACTCTGTCTGGCACGACGCACACGCTAACGACCAGCGATGGCACGCTGTCCGATGGCCAGTATGCGGTGCTCGTGTTTGGTGGAAGCCCGAGTGGCACGAACACAGTCACGATCTCGCCGAACACAGGTCAGCATCTTTACTTCGTGAAGAACGGGTCAGGTCAGAGCGTGGTTCTGACGCAAGGTTCTGGCGGTAACGTTACTGTCGCAAACGGCAAGAGTGCGATTGTCTACTCGGACGGCGCTGGGGCTGGCGCTGCTGTCGTTGATGTGACGAACACCTTCAACTTCCAGCCTTTGACGGCCACGCTTACGGCGATTGGCGCACTGGCTGTGACCGACAGCAACATCATCGTCGGCAATGGCTCGACGTGGGTTGCGGAAAGCGGTACGACGGCACGGACTTCCTTGGGGCTTGGCACTGGCGACAGTCCGACCTTCACGGCTGTGACGGCTGGTCAGGTCGATATCACGGGAACCGGCGACCTCCGCCTTCAGGACACGACGGGCGGTCAGTATGTCGCGCTTCAGGCTCCGGGCACTGTCTCTGCCAGCTACACGCTGACGCTGCCTGCTGCGGATGGGACGAGCGGGCAGGCAATCGTGACGGATGGCGCAGGGGCTTTGAGTTTTGCTGCTGCCGGTATCTCTACAGGTAAAGCTATCGCAATGGCCATCGTTTTCGGGTAAGGAGAAACAGAGATGTCGGCCCCGAACATAGTGAACGTCACTACCATCACCGGCAAGTCGGCGGTGGTTAACCTGACCACCACGAGCGCAACGCTGGTCGTTGAGAACGCGGCGGCGAGCAACAAGGTCTTCAAGATCAACTCGCTGGTTGTGTCGAACGTGGACGGCACGAACGCTGCCGATATCACGATCTCGCTCTACAGCGAGGACAACATCGGCGGCACGGCGACCCAGATCGTCAGTACGGTGAGCGTGCCTGCCGACGCCTCGCTGATTGTGATCGACAAGAACACCTCGATCTACCTTGAGGAGGATCGGTCGATTGGTGCGACGGCGGGCGCTGCGAACGACCTCAAGGTCGTGGTGAGTTACGAAGAAATCTCGTGACCGTAGGGGGTCTACATGGCTCGCACACCCGGCGGGACGCTCAGTGCCTTCACGCTTCTCAGCACTCCTGACGAACCGACGATCACGTCTGTCACGACGAGCATAGGCTCGGCGTCCGTTGCCTTTACTGCGCCGACTGATGTTGGCGATGCGGCTGTGTCGTCCTATGTGGTGACGGCTGTTGACGAGAGCAGCGGCGCTTCGACGGGGGCTACGGGGTCTGCTTCGCCGATCACGGTGACGCCTCCTGCTGGCGGCACGTTCAAGATCAGGATGCAGGCGCTGAACGCCTACGGGCCGGGGCGGCTGACGGAGTATGATACGGGGAACGAGATTTACTCTGGGGCGCAGTTGTGGGCTTGGGGTGACAACAAAGATTTTGGCGTGCTCGGCGATAATACGGTCATCAACAGATCAAGCCCAGTTCAGATTGGGGCTCTTACTACTTGGAAGCAAACAACGTCTGGCCCTAGGGCTGCCGCAGCCATAAAAACTGACGGCACTATGTGGGTGTGGGGAATAAACTCTCAAGGCCAAGTGGGTGATGGCACTGTCGTCCATCGCTCCAGCCCAGTTCAGATTGGGGCTCTTACTACTTGGTCTCAAGTTTCTGCTGGCCTTAATTTTTGTTCAGCAGTAAAAACAGATAGTTCTTTGTGGTCTTGGGGAGGGAACCAAGCTGGCCAACTCGGCACCGGCACTGTCGTCTACCGCTCCAGCCCAGTTCAGATTGGGGCTCTTACTACTTGGTCTCAAGTAGCAACTGGATTTCATTGTGCCGCCGTAAAAATTGATGGAACACTTTGGACATGGGGTTTCAACGACAAAGGGCAACTTGGAAGCAACACAATTGTTGCACGCTCAAGCCCAGTTCAAGTAGGTTCTTTAACTACATGGGCCAGAGTGGCGTGTGGCAACTATCATACCATAGCCGTTAAAAATGATGGAACCATGTGGTCTTGGGGTCAAAATAATTACGGGCAACTAGCCGATAATACAGCGATAAACAGATCAAGTCCTGTTCAAGTTGGGGCATTAACAAGTTGGTACAAGATAGCTTCCGGAGAGAGGCACAATGCGTCTGTCAAAACAGATGGAACTTTGTGGATGTGGGGAAGCAACAGTAGGGGTCAAATTGGTGTTTTAACTGTTTCTGTTGGAGCCAAGGTCTCAAGCCCTGTTCAGGTTGGTAGCCTCACCGATTGGCTGCAAGGCGCTTGTGCTGGATCTTTTTCAGCAGCAATTAGAACAAACGGCACTTTGTGGACATGGGGCTACAACAACAGAGGCCAACTTGGTCAAAACGATATATCTATTGGTGGAGATGGAGCACTTCGGTCTAGCCCCGTACAAGTTGGCGCGCTTACTGAGTGGGCTTTTGTTGCGATTGGTTCCGAATCTGCAACATCTGGGGGTCAAGTTTTTGCCCTCTACGGAGTAGTCTAGAATGCCTAACTTCAGCGGGGTATGGAATCTGAAGGATCAGGTGCAGGCCATCGCTGCGGGGCGGTGGACGGGGGTGCCGCTGTATGAGCTGTATGCGTGGGGCCGCAACAGTGAAGGACAACTTGGTCAAAATAACGTGGTTGTTCGCTCAAGTCCGGTACAGGTTGGCGAGCTGACCAATTGGTCTGAAATAGCGGCGGGTGTCGCGCATACGGCTGCCGTTAAAACGGATGGAACTCTTTGGGCGTGGGGCCGTGGCAACAGTGGTCAAATTGGCGACAACACTGTTATTCCTAGATCTAGTCCAGTACAGATTGGCGCACTGACGAGCTGGTATGAAGTAGCGGCAGGCAACGATCACACTGCGGCAATTAAAACCGACGGCACAATGTGGACTTGGGGCTTAAACAACAGAGGTCAACTCGGCGACGGCACTCGCGTCTACCGCTCCAGCCCTGTCCAGATTGGCGCTTTGACCAACTGGTCGCAAGTTTCGGCGGGCGACGTGTTCACTGCGGCAGTTAAAACTGACGGCACTCTGTGGACTTGGGGCGATAACGGCTTCGGCCAACTCGGCGACGGCACTGTTGTCAACCGCTCCAGCCCTGTTCAAGTCGGCGCGTTAACGACATGGTCTCAGGTATCTAGCGGAGGAGAACACTGCGCCGCGTTTAAGGCCAACGGAACAATTTGGGCATGGGGCAAAAACGGAGATGGCCAAGTCGGCGATGGTACGGCCATCAACCGTTCCAGCCCCGTTCAAGTCGGCGCGTTAACGACATGGTCTGAAATATCCACTGGTAATGTTCACACCGTTGCTAGGAAAACAACAGGTGAGCTTTACGCTTGGGGCGACAATAGCCCTCACGGCCAACTCGGCGACGGCACAATCGTTAACAAATCAAGCCCTGTCCAAGTCGGCGCGCTGACGACATGGGCTCAGGTTTCAGCGGGATTTATTCAAACCGCTGCACTCAAGGCCGACGGAACGATGTGGGTGTGGGGCTACAATGGAAACGGGCAGATTGGTGACGGCACTACTGTAAGTAAATCCAGTCCCGTGCAAGTCGGCGCTCTGACAAGTTGGTCTAGTATTGCTCGCGGGTCAAGAGCCCTTCATCTTGTCGCCATCCTCCAAGAAACAACCAACTAATGCCCAAAACCTTCCACTTCCTCGCAGGTCTCCCTCGTTCCGGCAGCACCGTGCTGGCCGCCCTGCTGAACCAGCACCCCGACGTTCACGCCAGCCCCACGAGCGGCATGGGCGAGGTGATGTTCAACACGTTCAAGGCGTGGCAGGGCAGCAGCGCGGAGCAGGCAGCACCCGACGGCGAGCAGATCAAGCGCGTTCTCCGCAGCATCATGGAGGCGAAGTACGCCCACATCGAGAAGCCTGTCATCATCGACAAGGCGCGCAACTGGGCAGAGGCTTCCTCGCTGGCCGTGCTGAACGACCTGCTGGGCCGCAAGCCGAAGATCATCGCCACCGTCCGCAACGTCGAGGACTGCACTTCGTCCTTCGTGCGGATCGTGAAGCCGAATGATCTGGAGACCTTCCTGCGGACGAGCGACCTGATCGACCACCTGAAGAAGTCGTATCAGGTGCTGAACAGCGGCTACAACGCCGACAAGTCGTGCTTCCTGTTTGTGGAGTATGAAGACCTGCTGGCAGAGCCTGAGAAGCAGATGCGTCGGATCGAGGAGTTCCTCGGCCTGCCTGCGTTTGAGTATGACCTGCACCACCTCGACGAGACTGCGCCGAAGGAGCGGGACGAGGAAATCTGGCAGGTGCCGGGGCTGCACGATGTGAAGCCTGAGTTGAAGAAGCAGCACAACCAAGACAGCCGCGACGTTCTGGAGCACATGTACCAGACCTTCGTGCAGCCCTGCTTCTGGCGCGAGAAGCCGCTGACGACCGAGATGATCCACCCGCTGGACATGCAGTTGGCTGCGGGCATTATTGGCGACTTCGACAGGGGCGAGAAAATTGCTCAAGAATTAGCAATAAAGGAGCCGAAGAACCACCGCGCGGCGTTCAACCGTGGCTGGTATGAGATGCGCAAGGGCCACCTGCTCGACGGCATGATCCTGCTGAACAGAGGCCGCATCGAGAAGGTCTTCGGCAACGAGGCACCGAGTGTGCCGACGCCGATCTGGGACGGGGTGAGCACGGGCACGGCGCTCTTGAACCTTGAGGCTGGCCTCGGCGACCAGATCCACGGTGCGCGGTTCGCGAGGGAACTGAAGAGGCGCGGCAATCAGGTGATCGTGGCGTGTTCTGGGCCGCTGGCGATGGTCATGCGGAACACCGAGGGCGTGGACATGGTGATCCAGCACGAGGCTGCCTTTGGCGTCGTGCATGACTTCTGGCTGCCGAGCATGACGGCGAGCATTCCGTTTCGGTGGCAGTACCGGGATGTTGACGGCTCGCCCTATGTGCGTCGGCCTGATGTAGCCAAGGGCGACAAGATCCGCATCGGCCTGCGCTGGCAGGGCAACCCGCAGTTTGAGCACGAGCAGCATCGGCTGTTCCCGCCGCAGTTCATGTTCAACGCGGTGAAGGGGCTTGATGTGGAGTATGTGAGCCTGCAACGTGATGCTGGGTCTGAGCAGCGTCCGTCGTGGGTGCGGGAGGTCGATCTTTCGCATTGGGCTGCGACTGCGATGGCTGTTGCATCCTGCGATCTTGTGATAACGTCATGCACATCGGTGGCGCACTTGGCTGGTGCGATGGGCGTGCCGACGTGGATCGTGGTTCCGGTTCTGCCGTACTATCTGTGGGCCAAGCCGGGTAACTTGACTGAGTGGTACGACAGCGTCAGGCTGTTCCGGCAGAAGGGACATGGAGACTGGGCATCGGTCTTCAGTGAGGTGAAAAAGGAGTTGCACCATGCCTACGAAAGCGGGCTTCTGGATTCGGGTCAAGAATGGTCAGGTCACCGACGTGTGGGACTACAGGCCGTCGGATGACAAGCTGGCTAAGGAGCCGGGTTGGCGCGAGGCCGTCGAGGTCATGCCGGATCTGGTGCCGAACCGCGAGATCGTGACGGCGCATCACTTCGACATTGACGTGACGCCTGCCAAGATTGTGTGGGGCAAGCGGGCGGTGGAGCCTGAAGAGCGCAAGGACGGTCTGCGGGCGCAGGCCAAGGCGGCGTTCAAGGCTGTGGTTGATGCTGAGGTGGCCAAGGAGACCGACCAGTATCCCGACACGCAGTACGACGCTGCGGTGGTCGATGCTGCTCGTGTTGTCTTCGAGGATCGCATGGACGCCATCGACGCCGCCGTGACGCACGAGGACGTAGACGCGCTCTGACGGAGTAGACTCCTATGGCCGAACGCTACCCCGGCGGGGTCATCAGCAAGACGCCTCCGACTGTGACGCCTCCCGTTGACGGCGAGGGCGGCTCTGCGTCTGGTGTGTGGACGCTCGACACCGTGCTGGAGTACGAGAAGGCGGGGGCTTGGCCGAAAGCGCCGCTGCCGAGGGAGTTGTATGCGTGGGGTAGCAACGGCAACGGCCAACTTGGCATCGGCACTACCGTCAACCGCTCCAGCCCTGTTCAGGTTGGCGCGCTGGTCAACTGGTCTCAAGTTTCTGGGGGTAATGCGTTTAGCGCGGCTATTAAGACTGACGGCACGATGTGGGCATGGGGCCGTAACGGCAACGGCGAAATCGGGGACAACACTCGCGTCGACCGCTCTAGCCCTGTCCAGATTGGCGCTTTGACTAATTGGTATGAGGTTGCGGGGGGCAACGAACACACCGCCGCCATCAAGACCGACGGCACTCTGTGGGCTTGGGGCGAAAACGGCGCGGGCCGCCTCGGCGACGGCACTGTCGTCAACCGTTCCAGCCCTGTTCAGATCGGCGCATTGACTAATTGGTCGCAGGTTGCGGCGGGCGAAAACCACACCGCCTCTATCAAGACCGATGGCACTCTGTGGGCTTGGGGTTCCAACACCGTTGGCCAACTTGGCGACAACACTCGCGTCAGCCGCTCCAGCCCTGTCCAGATAGGTGCTCTTACTAACTGGGCGCAGGTTTCTGCCGAGATTCTTGTCAACGCTGCTGTTAAAACGGATGGAACTCTTTGGGCTTGGGGTTATAATAGCTACGGCCAACTCGGCGACGGCACTCAAGTCAACCGCTCCAGCCCTGTCCAGATTGGCGCATTGACAAATTGGTCGCAGGTTGCGGCGGGCCGCTTCCACACAGCCTCCATCAAGACCGACGGCACGATGTGGGCTTGGGGCGGCAACGCAGAAGGCCAACTCGGCACCGGCACAGCCGTTAACCGCTCCAGCCCTGTTCAGATTGGTGCTCTAACTAACTGGTCTCAGGTTGCGGGGGGCAACAAATTCACCACCTCCATCAAAACCGACGGCACGATGTGGGCTTGGGGCGACAACACCCAAGGCGAACTCGGCGACGGCACTGTCGTCCGCCGCTCAAGCCCTGTCCAGATCGGCGCTCTAACTACTTGGTCGCAGGTTGCGGCGGGCAGTGCTTTCACCGCCGCCATCACCAAAGGCTAACCCGTGCATTCCCTCAACTACAGCTACAACCAGACCGTTTCCAAAGCCTACATCATCCGCATCCCCGACCACGAGAGGTCAGCACAGAAGGCCAAGAGAGCAGCCGACAGTTGCGATCTGGCGGGGATGGGGTGGGAATATTGGGACGCCTACGACGGCATCCAGAACCCGATCAAGCCGCCTAGCCACCATAATGGCATCCCCGCGATGGTCAAGGTGACCGACCACTACCTGACGCGCGGGGAGGTGGCCTGCGCTCTGAGCCACATCAGCCTGTGGCAGAAGTGTGTGCTCGACGATCAGCCGCTGGTGGTGCTGGAGCATGACGCGATTATGGTGCAAGCCTACACGCACCACGCGGTGTTCAACTCGATCTGCTACCTCGGCAGCAACGAACAGGTGAACCAAGGTTGGCAAGTCTTGCCCACACCTCCTCATGCCAGCGAGGGCCCGAACTACCACTTCATCTGCCGAGCACACAGCTACGCCATCGACCCGGCGGTGGCCAAGAACATGCTTGCCCATGTGCTCAAGTACGGCATCAGCGCGCCGCTCGACATCATGCTGCGGGCTGACATTTTCCCCATCCACCAGATGGGCATCTACGCCTACAACGGCTGGGAAGGCGACATGAAGGACACGACGATCCTCGGTCGCCCGCTCGAAGGACGCACGACGAAGCGCAACGACGACCTCTCATGCTAGTCTTCACCAACGGGTGCTTCGACATCCTGCACGCGGGCCATGTCGCGTACCTTGAACAGTCCCGCGCGTTAGGAAAGTATCTGGTCGTTGGCTTGAATAGCGATGCCTCCGTGCGTCGACTGAAGGGGGGCACCCGCCCCATCAACAGCCAAGAGGATCGCAAGCGCGTACTGCTCGCCCTGCGCGCCGTGGACGCGGTCTACATTTTCGACGAGGACACGCCATACGGGCTTATCAAGCGCGTGAAGCCTGATATTATCACGAAGGGGGGAGACTACAGGGAGCAGGAGGTCGTGGGGCACGATCTCGCGAAGGTCGTCATCCTCCCCTATGTCGATGGCAAATCAACAACGGGAGTCATCAATGCGTGTGGTGGAGAAGGGCTGGGGCCACGAGCTGATCTGGTCGGACGAGGACGAGTACTGTGGGAAGGACTTGGTCTTTAAGAAGGGCGGCAGGTGCTCGATGCACTTCCACGCCAAGAAGACCGAGACGTGGATAGTGAGATCGGGTGCCTTCGAGGTGCGCTGGATCGAGACCAAGACGGCAAAGATCCAGACCATGAGCCTGATGCCGGGTGCCGTGTGGCACAACCCGCGCTTCTCGCCGCACCAGTTGATCTGTCTGGAGGCTGGCACGGTGTCCGAGGTCTCGACCCACGACGACCCGACCGACAACTACCGCGTCCTGCCGGGTGATGGGCAATGAGGTTTCTGGTCATCGGGGACGCCTGCCACGATGTCTACAAGTACGGCACCATCAAGCGGCTGAACCCCGAGGCGTCGGCCCCGCTGCTGTCGATGCACAGCACGGAGATCCGCGCCGGCATGGCGCTGAACGTGGCTGCTAACCTCAAGGCCTTCAACGTGGACATAATGACCGAGGTGCCGAAGAACGGAGCCTCGTTCAAGACCCGCTACATTGACGAGAAGAGCGGGCAGCAACTGCTGCGGGTGGACGAAGACAACGTGCCCGACAAGGTATGGAAGGACGTGCAATCCTACAACCCGGACGACTTCGACGCGGTGGTCGTCTCGGACTACAACAAGGGCTTCCTGACCGACAACGACATCGCCCAACTGTCGCGCTTCAAGCACTGCTACATTGACACGAAGAAGCGGAACCTAGGCGGTCTGGGGCCTGCGTGGTTCAAGATCAACGCTGCGGAAGAGGCGGCGCTTTTGTCGCAGCCTGACAACCTCGTCGTAACGCTGGGGGCTGACGGTGCGCGGCACAACGGCAAGATTGTTTCGCCGTTCATGTCTCCCGTTGATGTGGTGGATGTCTGCGGCGCGGGCGACACGTTCCTCGCGGCCTTTGCCTTTGCCATGACGAGCGGGTGCCGTGTGTCGCGCTCAATGGCCTACGCCAACAGTTGTGCCGCGATCACCTGCACGAAGATCGGGACATACGCTCTACATCCGCAAGAAGTGCCGACGCTATGATCCTCATAACCGGGCATCGCGGCTTCATTGGCGGCAACATGATGCGCGCGTTCTCGGACACACGGGGCTACGAGTGGGGCGACGGCAAGGTCGATCTCACCGACATCTCGCGCGTCATCCACCTCGGTGCGATCACCGACACCCAATGTACCGACTGGAAGCGGCTGGCCGAGCAGAACATCAACTTCACCAAGGAACTCCTACACGAGTGCGCCTTGTGTAGGATTCCGATCCAGATCGCATCGACGGCGGCGGTATATGGCACGGGCTCCATATTCCGCGAGGACGCCGCCGTCTTCCCGGAGAACGACTACGCCGTCTCTAAGCGGATCATCGAACTCTACGCCCTCGACCGCGACTGGCCCATGCCGGTGCAATTGTTCCGCTACTTCAACGTCTACGGCCCGCACGAGGACAACAAGTCGCAGCCGTCGCCCCACACGCGCTTCCGGCGACAGGCAACAACGTTTGGTCGCATCGAAGTCTTTGAAGGCAGCGAGGACATCAAGCGGGACTTCGTTCCTGTCGAGGAGGTGATCCGCATCCACCGCCGCTTCTTTGACTTACCCCTCACTGGCGTGTATAACCTAGGGACGGGTAAGGCGACTTCCTTCATGGATGTAGCTAGAGACGTGGCGCAAGAAACCG